CGTGAGGTGTGCGATTGCGGGTTGTGGGCGGGCGAGGGACTGCTCTTCGAGCCGCTCGAGTTAAGTTACCCGCCGGTAACAAAACTCGAGGATTCGGGCGAGGATGACGACGATTCGGCGGGGGGTTATGGGGTGGGTGGGGGGTTGGCCGATGCGCTCATGTCGCGCATGCTCACCGCCGCGCAACTGCGTGACCGGCCCGCGCCAGCGCCGCTCGTGACGGGCCTACTGTCGCTCGACAGCGCCTCGTGGCTCATCGCGGCGAGCGGGTCATACAAGAGCTTTGTGGCGCTGGACTGGGCCGGTCACGTGAGCGCTGGCCGGCCGTGGATGGGGCGGGAGGTGGCCTGCGGGCCGGTCGTCTATGTGGTGGCTGAAGGTGTGGGCGGGATGGGGCCGCGCATCCGAGCGTGGGAGCAACGCAACGGGCCGATGTCGGACACAGTCCACTTTCTACCGATGCCGGTTCAGGCCGCGCGTCCGGAGCACTGGGCCGCGCTAGTCGAGGCATGCCGGCGCATCGGGCCGGTAATGATCATCGTGGACACGCAGGCTCGCGTCACGGTCGGGCTCGATGAGAACGACAACTCGTCAATGGGGCAGTTCGTTGAGTGCGTCGAGCAACTCCGCCGCGCGTCCGGTGCCTGCGTGCTGGTCGTGCATCACATCGGCCGCAACGGGCAGGACGCGCGCGGCGCGTCCGCGATCGACGGCGCGCAGGACACGGAGTTGCGGCTGACCCGCACGGCGGACCGGCGGGTAGTGCTCAAGATTGACAAATCGAGGCACGCGGATGATGACGTGCGCGTCGAGCTGGAGTTGTTCGTGGCCGCGCTCGACAGCGGGGGTACGTCGCTCGTGGTCGGCGCTCCCCTGGCCGGTGGTTCCGCGCTGCCTGACTGGCGCGCGAATCTGCCGCTGAACCGGGCGGTACTCGTCGACGTGATGCTCGACATTTTCACCTCGGTCGGTGCCAGTAAAGCCGAGCTCAAAGCCGAGACGCTGAAACGCACGCGCCGCGGGCCGGACGGTAGCGACCACGGAATCATGCCGGAGAGCGGCTTTCGCAAGGCTTGGGATGACTTGGTGTCCATGGGGCGATTTGTGCGCGTGGCTGGCGCGCAGCGGTTCGTGTGTGTGCCGCCCGTGGAACCGACAGGCGTCGATTTCGAGGTGTCCGAATGACCCGCATTTGCCCTCGCACCGGAGCCTCGCACCGGGGTGTTTTTGGTGCGGGTCGGTGCGAGCCGCTGACCTGCGGAAACGCACCGGGAACAAATGGAGTTAAAAGGGACCGCTGCGCGCGGTGCGAGTTTGGTGCGAGCCCTGACCTGCGGTTACGCACCGAACGCACCGGGTCGCATCAATGTTCCCCTCTTTGCTCGCACCGGGGGGTGTGTGTCTGGAAGACACACACCGGTGCGCAGCGGGTGCGATTTTCGAGTGCGTGCGAATTATTAGGGGACCCTAATGAGTAATGGAATGCTCGCGCTGCGCGACTACCAGTCAGCCGCGATCGAGGCGGTACGGCGGGGATGGTCGGAGGGCGTCCGGCGGCTCGCGGTGGTGCTCCCGACCGGCGCCGGCAAGACGGTGGTCTTCGCCCACCTGGTGGCGACCATGCATTCCCTCGGCGTGGTGACGCTGATCCTGGTCCATCGCGACGAGCTGCTGTCGCAGGCTGTTGACAAGCTCGCGCAAGTCGCTCCCGGGTTGAGGGTTGGCGTGGTCAAGGCCGCGCGGCGTGAGGTGACCGGGGTGGACGTCATCGTGGCGTCCGTGCAGTCGCTCGGCGGTCCGGGCGGTGCCGCGCGGCGGGCTGAGCTGGTCGCAGCGGGGGTGCGCCTGGTCATCGTGGATGAGTGCCACCACGCGGTGGCCGACACGTACATGACGGTCCTGCGCGACCTCGGGTGTTTCGGGGCGGACTTGGCCGTGGGCGCGTACGCGCTCGGCGTGACCGCGACGCTCGGGCGCTCGGATCGGGTCGCGCTCGGGCAGGTGTGGGAGGACGTCGCGTATCAGCGGGACATTGTGGACATGATCCGTGAGGGGCACCTCGTCAACGCGCGGGGAATCCGGGTGCGGGTTGACGGGCTGGATCTGTCGCAGGTGGCGCGCTCGCGCGGTGACTGGCGGGATGGCGCGCTGAGTGAGGCCATGCACGCCGCGCTGGCACCGAAGGCGGTCGCGAGGGCGTACGTCGAGCACGCGGCGCAGCGGCGCGGCATCGCGTTCTGGCCGGACGTGGCGATGGCGTACGAAGGTGCCGAGGCGTTCAACGGCGAGGGGATCACGAGCTCGGCGATTGACGGCGCGATGCCGCTCGACGCCCGGCGCCGGATCCTGCGCGAGTTCGCGCACGGCTCGATCCAGGTCGTACACAACTGCATGATCTTGACCGAAGGCTATGACGCGCCTTGGGCGTCCGCGGTGGTCATCGCGCGCCCGACCAGCTCCACGCCGCTGTACGTGCAGATGGCCGGTCGTGGGCTGCGCCCCTACCCCGGCAAGGCGGACGCGCTCATCCTTGACGTGGTGGGCGTTACCGGGCGCCATCGGTTGGCTTCGGTGGTGGACCTGGTGGGCGCGGACCGCGTCGAGAAACTCCCGGACGATCTTGCCGAATATGACGAGCTCGATCTACTGGAGATGGTCGAGACGAGCGAGGGCACCGGCGGTGCGTTCCCGCGTGAGGCTGGCGTTGACGGGCCGCTCGCTCACGAGATCGTGGATCTCTTTGGACTGAGTCGTCAGGCATGGTTGCGCACGGAGCGCGGCGTGTGGTTCCTGAGCGCGGGCGATAAGTTGATCTTCCTTGCGCCGGCGAGCGACCCCGGCGCTTACTCGGTCGCTCGGTGTCCGGCCAAGGGCCAGGGCGGCGAGTGGTTGCGCGAGGGACTGGATCTGTCCATGGCGATGAGCTGGGGTGAGCAGTACGCGGCTGAGGGCAAGGCGCTCACGCGCAAGGGTGCGCGGTGGCGCTCGCTTGAGCCATCGCAGGGACAGCTCAACATCGCTGCGCAGATGCGTATCCCGGTTTCCGGTACTCGCGGTGAACTGTCCGATGCGATCTCGCATCGCCTCGCATCGATGCGACTAGATGCGCTGCCGTGCGTGTCCTCGGTTAGTCAGGGGGGCTATTGGTGAGCGGATCATGGGCGAAGGGCAGCACGCGCGCATGGCGCAAGGTGCGCGCGCAGGTGTTGGCGAGGGACGGATACCAATGCAAGATCAAGCTAAGCGTCTGTGTCGGTGTGGCCGACTGCGCGCATCACACCAAGGGCAGGGCAATCACGGGGGACGATCCCGCCCACATGGTGGCGGCGTGCACGCCGTGCAATCTGAAGATCGGCGATCCTAACCGAAAGCCTGACCCACAACCACGGCCGGTGACGAGATGGTAGGGGCATGGATGACACATCGAGGGGTTGGCGACGCTGGCGCATGCCGGCACTGGTGGGGCTGGCGATCGCCGCGGTTGTACTCATCGCGGACGGGTCCGTGGGTCTGCACGAAATCGCGGAGTGGTTGCGCTCCATTTCAGGACAAATCTCGCCAAATTAATGGTCATTTTTTCCTAAACGGACATCCCGGACACCCTGCCTACGTGTCCTGTCCCTCTCCCCGGGCCTCCATAAGCGCAGGTCAGGGGGGTGGGTCATGCTGACGCGACTGTTGGACTGGTTGAGCGATCGGATACAGGAGATCGTCGATGGGATCTACAGCGCGGTGAACTGGTGAGCGACGTGACCAGGGCGACCGGCGGCCGATCGTCAAAGGCAGTCGGATCTCGGGTGCCGTGCACGCCGAGTGCGCGGACGCTCCGGCGCTCGACCCGATCGTGGTCGCGTTGCCGGCGCCGGCCGCGCCGGCACGGGGCGGGCCGATGACGCGCGCGGTTGGCGCCTCGCTGGCCGCGGTCGAGCTCGGCAAGGCGGACGAGGGGGCCGCGGCGCTGTGCCGGCGCTACGCCGCGCTGATCGACGATGCCGCGCCGGCCGCCAAGTTCCGCGAGTCGATCGAGGCGGTAACGCGTGCACTCGAAACGCTCGCGGTACTCGATCCCGTGATGGGCGTGGACTACGTCAAACACTGGGGCAAGATCACAGACGCGCTATCGGCCCACTCGGTGGCGAGCGACCTCGGGCCAAAGTTGCTCGCCGCGCTCACGTCGCTCGGGCTGACGCTGGCCGGCCGCGGTGCGAAGGGGGGTGTGGTGAATGGCAGCGCCACTGCTGGACCAGCGCGAGTCGAGAGTGAGTTCGAGCGGCTCCGTCGCGAGCGCGACGAGCGTACTCGGCAGCACGGAACCTAGGCTCTGGACGCCGCCGCTACGTGAGCTGACCCCGGAGACCAGCGTCGGTTTCAGGCAGGCGCGTTTCGCGCGGCACACGCTGCGCCACCCGATGGACCCATGGCAGGAGTGGCTCGCCATCCATGCAGGCGAGCTCTTGCCGGATGGGCGCCCGCGCTTCCTGGTCGTGTTGGTGCTCGTCGCGCGACAGAACGGCAAAACAGAATTGTTGGTTATTCTCACCCTCTATTGGCAGTTTATAGATTCTTTCCCGCTGATCCTGGGCACATCAACCAAACTGGAGTACGCCAAAGAGTCGTGGAAAAAGTCGACCAAGCTCGCGGAGTCCACACCCGACTTCGACGCATTGCGCGGGCCGCGCCGCTGGACACGGGACACGAACGGCGAGCAAGAGAGCCGCACCATCGAGGACTCTCGGTACAAGATCGCGGCCAGCAACGAGGAGGGTGGGCGGTCGCTCACGATCAACCGTCTCGTCTGCGACGAGCTCCGCCAGCACCACGACTACTCAGCCTGGGGCGCGGCGGAAGAGGCGACATCCGCGGTGTGGGACGCGCAGATTTGGGCACTGAGCAACGCTGGCGACGCGCGCTCGGTGGTCCTCAACGACCACAGGGCGGAAGCGCTCGCCATGATCGAGTACATCAATGAGCGCGGTGAGGTGGGCATGGCCGAGCTCATCGCCGCGGGTCATGACCCGCGGCTCGGGCTCTTCGAGTGGTCCGCGGACTCTGGCGCGGACCCGCGCGACATCGAGGCACTCGCGCAGGCCAACCCGAACTTGAACCGGCGCAAGGATGGCGCCGTGCTGATCGCGAAAGCCAACCGCGCAGTCCGGCTCGGCGGTGAGGCGCTGGCCAGCTTCAAGACTGAATCGATGTGCGTCACAGTGCCGATGCTCGACCCGGCCGTGGACTCCGGCGCCTGGGGCCGCGGTCACGTTCCGGGCACGCTGGCCGCGGTCCGCTCGCGGGTGGCGCTCGTGGTCGACATCGCGCCCGACGAGCTGCACGCATCCCTGATCGCCGCCGCGGTACTGCCTGACGATCGTGTCCGTGTCGAGGCGATCAAGGCGTGGGAAGGTGTTGGGTGTGTCGACGCCATGCGCCGTGACCTACCGGCGCTCGTGGCCAGGATCAGGCCGCAAGCGCTCGGGTGGTTGCCGGTCGGGCCGGCCGCGGTCCTCGGGGCGGATCTCAAGCCGCGCGAGGGACGCAGGTCGACGCTCCCTGCATCGGTCACAGTGGAGGAGATTCGGGGCGAGCTCGCCGCGGTGTGCATGGGCCTGGCCGAGCAAGTTACCGCCGGCCGCATCGTCCATTCGGATGACCCCTTGATCAACGCACACGTCATCGGGGCGGAAAAGCTCCGCCGGCCCGGCGATACGTGGGTGTTCAGCCGGCGCGGTGGTGGGCACTGTGACGCCGCCTACGCGACGGCCGGCGCGGTGCATCTCGCCCGGACCCTGCCCGCGCCGATCGGCAAGCCGCGGTTGGTGATCGCTCCCGAGTAACTGTTGACACGCGCACAGCGGTCAGCTATGGCTGTGCGTGCACAGTATGTGCAATGATCTCGGGCATGGGATGGTGGCGTCGGCTCGGCGCGCGTGTCGCGGTGGCGCTCTCGGGCGCTGAGCACACCTTCAGCGAGCCCGCGCCGCGTCCCATCGATCAGGTCATTCTGGACATGACCGGCCGCGTGTCCGGGGGCCGCGTGAGCCGTTCCGCCGCGCTGACCGTCCCGGCCGTGCAACGCGGCCGGAACATGATCTGTTCAATCTCGACGCTCCCGCTGTGCCAGTACGACGCGAACAACCGCCCGATCACTAACCCGTTGCTGGTGCAACTCGATCGCGACGTGGCCAACGTGGTAACGCTCGCGCAGACCCTCGAAGATCTACTTTTCGAGTCGATCGCGTGGTGGCGCATCGTGGAGCGCGACGGGGCCGGCTTCCCGACCAAGTGCCAACATCTCGACGTCGGCATGGTCTCGGTCAATCCGCCGGGTACCGGCACGGCGCCGCTACCGTCCGGTGTGGACCCCCGCGGCGAGTCCGTGGTGTGGGTCAACGGTCAGAAGGTCAGCGCGAGCAACGTCATCCGCTTCGACTCGCCGAATCCCCCGGTCCTCTCGGCCGGCGCGAAGGCGATCAGGCGCGCGATCCTGCTGGACTCTGCCGCGTCGATGTACGCGGATGACCCGCGACCGCTCGACTACTTCACCCCCTCGGATGGCGCGGACGAGGTGGACGATGACGAGGTTAAGGACATCCTCGCCCGATGGAAAGCGGCACGCAAAAAGCGCTCAACCGCCTGGGTGCCGCGGGCGATGAAATACAACTCGGTCGACACGCCGAGTCCGGCCGAGCTCCAGCTTGTCGAGCTCCAGAAACAGGCATCGCTCGATATCGCGAACGCGCTCGGGATCGATCCCGAGGACCTGGGGGTCAGCACCACATCCCGCACGTACACGAACGCGATTGACCGGCGGCGTGACCGCATCAACGACGTTCTGTCGCCGTACATGCTCGCGATCACGCAGCGGCTCTCGATGGGCGACGTGACCCGGCGCAACCATCGCGTCATTTTTGATCTTGACGATTACCTGCGCGCCAACCCGACCGAGCGTTGGGCGGTGTACGGCATCGCCATCGACAAGGGCGTGATGAGCCCGGAGGAGGTGCGCGCGGAGGAGAACATGCCGCCCGGCGCGCCCAAGCCAAAGCCGGCGCCAGCCCCACTACCGCAACCGGAGGACGTTGTGATTCCGAGCGACGCGAGCGCGCTGGCCGGGTACGGGTTCAGCGCGGGCGAGGGCTCGACGTGGACCGCGGACGCCGAGCACGTATCAGCACAGTTCACTGTGGACACTACCCGCAGGACCATCACGGGGCTTGCGTTGCCGTACGGCGTGGTCGGTCGCAAGTACGGGCTCAAGTTCGCGTTTCTGCGGGGCTCGATCAAATGGAACGGCTCGGCGGTCTCGCGGGTCAAGCTCCTGCGCGACCACGACTCGGGCCAGGCGATCGGGTACGCGGTCGCGCTGAAGGACACGCCCAACGGCCTGATGACGTCGTTCAAGGTGGCCAAGGGCACCGCTGGCGATGAGGCGCTCTCGCTCGCGGCGGAGGGTGTTCTCGATGGACTGTCGGTAGGCGTCGATTTCGACATGTCGCAAGACACGGCGATGGACGACAACGGCGTGATGCTCGTACAGCGCGCCGATCTCCGCGAGACATCGCTCACCGCGATGCCGCTTTTTGACGATGCCCGCGTGACCAAGGTGGCCGCGTCGCGCACCAACCCCGAAGGGACGCACATGGACCCATGCCAGCAGTGCGGGCAGACTCACGCCGCAGGCGTGGCCTGTGCCGCACCCAACCCACCCGCGAACCAGATTCAGGCGACCGCAGGGCTCGCCCTGAACGCGGAGCAGATCAGCGCGCTACTCGCCCACCCCGGGGCGCTTCAGGCGCTCGTGACGCCGCAAGCGCCAGCCGCGCCGGCAACCCCCGCGGGCGGTCTGACCCTCTCGCGTGAGCAACTTGACGCGATCATCGCGGGTGGCGGTCTGGGCGTGCTGCTCGGCGTGCCGCACCTGACCCCCGCGCCGGCCGCGCCGGAGCGTCCCGAGGTTGTGGACCCGACGCGCCGGCTCGGCGCGACCGGTCCACGCCCGACCACGTCCACCAGCGTGACTGAGCCGTTGCCATACCGGTTCGACCGCGAGGGTAACTTGACCAAGGGCGAGACCTACGACTTTTCGCGGGATCTCGTTGCCGGGTCGCAGGGCGACGGCGAAGCAATGACCCGCGCAAGCATGTTCCTTCAAGCGATGAGCGACCAGTTTGTCGCCGGTCCGGCCCGCGCACAGTTCGATGTGGACACGACGGACGCCGCTCCGCTCAACCCAAACCGCCAGCGCCCGGACATGTACGTGGACCAGAAGGATTTCGCGTACCCGATTTGGGACGCGATCAACAAAGGCACATTGGCGGACATGACTCCGTTCGTGCTGCCGAAGTTCTCCAGCGCAACGGGTCTCGTGGCCGCGCACGTGCAGGGCGTCGAGCCGACCCCGGGCACGTTCGTCGCGACGTCGCAGACCATCACGCCGAGCGCGGTCAGCGGCAAGGTGGAGATCACCCGCGAGGCGTGGGACCAGGGCGGCAACCCGCAACTGTCCGGCATCATCTGGCGCCAGATGCAGAAGTCATGGTTCGAGGCGCTGGAAGCATCGGCCGTGACGCTGTTGGACGGACTCACCCCGACCGGCATCACGCTTACCACAGCGGCGGTTGACGACCAACTCACGGGCGAGCTCGAAGCTGCCATCGCGGCGCTCCAGTTCGTGCGCGGCGGCATGAGCATGCGCGATCTATTTCTTCAGGTCGATCTTTACAAGGCGCTGGCCGCCGCGGTTGACGGCGATGGGCGCAAGCTGCTTCCGATGCTCGGGGCGGTCAACGCCAACGGCACTGTGTCCGAACTGTTCGCGGACCTGAACATTGCGGGCCTGCGTGGCCGTCCGGCGTGGGCGCTCGCCGCGTCCGGCACGGTGGCCGCGTCGTCCTACCTCTTCGACCGGGCCAACGTGCACGGGTGGGCGACCGCGCCACAGCGGCTCCAGTTCGAATACCGCGTGGCGTACGTCGATGTGGCCATCTGGGGATACAAGGCCACGGCCAGCACGGACGACACCGGTATCCGTGAGGTCATCTACGACCCGCAGTAGCCGTACCGGCCGTCCGGCGCTCACTCCCCCGGGGCGCCGGACGGCCCACCCAAGCAATCGCAAGGCCTACCGGTCCGAAGTAGACCGACGAGCACCGAAAGGGATCACACGATGAGCACCAAGACCATTTACGCGAGCGCGGCTCGCACCGCCACCCCTACCGCCGTGCAGGTCGCCATTCCGCGCGGATGCCGGGGCATCCGCGTCGTACTCGATGCGACCGCGGTTACATCCACACCGTCTGTGATCACGACGATTGACACGCTCGACAGCGTCTCGGGCAAGTGGGTCAACCTCTTGACGTCCGCCGCGGTGGCCACGGTCACGACCAACACGTACGTGGTGGCGCTCGGCGTAACGGTCGCGGCAAACCTCTCCGCGAGTGCGCCGCTCGGCGACCAGGTGCGTATCACGTGCACGCACGGCAACGGCAACTCGATCACGTACTCAGTCGGCGCGACCCTCGTCCGGTAGCGCACCAACCAACGAGACCGGTACCCACGGAAGGGGAATCGCCATCATGGCCAAGACCGACAAGCCCGCGCCGGATGCGCCGGACGCGCCGGACGCGCCCGAGCTGACCGACGATGAAATCGCGGCCATCGCCGCGGAGGACGACGCTCACGCCGAGCTGATCGCCGAGAACGCGGAACTCCGCGCGGAGAACGCCGCGTTGCGCGCCGCGGTCACCAGCGCGGAACCGGACGACAACCGGGCGCGCTTCCGCCTGAGCGAGGGCGCGCGGCTGGACGCCATCGAGCAAGAGCGCATTGCGCGGCTGGCCGACAGCAACATCACGCGCAACGCGCTGAAGCTGGGCGAGTAACCAACCAACCGCACGGATCGAGCGATGAGGGGAGGTGGCACTGATGGCATGGGCGCCCGACTATCTGACTGATCAGCTACTCGCGGATTACCTGCGAGTCCATGACAACGTGGATGACGTCGAGTTTGCAGTCGACATCAGTGCTGCCTCCCGGGCCATCGACGATCACACCAACCGTCAGTTCGGACTCGTGGCCGCACCAGAGGCGCGCGTCTACACGGAGTGGTATTACGACGATGAGCGTGGTCGCTGGGTTATCGACATTGATGACCTGATGAGCACGGTGGGCGCCACGTGGGCGATCGACGGTACGGCGCTGACCGACTACACGCTGGAGCCGCGCAACGCAGCCGTCAAGGGCCGGCCGTGGACGCGCCTGGCGGTCGCTCGCGCGTCATCCGTGCAACCCACCGGGTGTGAGCCCGAGCTCGACGCTACGGCGCCGTGGGGCTGGAGCGCGGTGCCCGTGCCTGTGACGCTGGCGTGCCGCCTGCAAGCCTCCCGCTTCAACGCGCGCCGGGACTCGCCGTACGGCGTCGCGGGCTCGCCCGATCAGGGCGGCTCGGAGCTCCGATTGCTCGCGCGGGTCGACCCTGACGTGGGTGTGTCGCTCCGGTCGTTCGTGCGACCAAGACGGGCGGGCTGACATGGATCTCGCAGACGTTATGGATGAGATCGCCGCGCGGCTCGACACGATCGAGGGCTTGCGGGTACACGCGCATCCGATCGGCAAGATCACGCCGCCGGCCGCGATCGTGTCCTACCCGGACACGCTGGAGTTCGACAAGACCTACGGCCGGGGCATGGATCAGATGAGCCTGCCCGTGGTGCTCGTGGTGGGCAGGGCAGTCGACCGCGCCGCGCGTGACGAGTTGGCGGCGTACTGCAAGGGCGCGGGCGAGCGGTCGATCAAAGCCGTTCTGGAGTCCGGCGCGTACGCCGCACTCGACACGATCCGCGTTGTCGGTATCGATTTTGACGTCGTTGCCATCGCGGCCATCGACTACATAGCAGGCGTGTTCACATTGGACATAGGCGGCCAGGGAGACAACCCATCATGAGTTTCGTTCACGGCAAGGACACGTACTTTTCCCTTGGTGGCTCCGACTTGTCGACGTTCACCAACACGAGCACATTCACCCGCGCGGCGGATGTGCACGACAGCACGACGTACGGCAAAGATGATCACACCTTCGAGGGCGGGCTCGGCGTGTCCTCGATGAGCGCCGGCGGTATGTACGACAACACGGCGTCCACCGGCCCGCGCGCCGTCATCGAGCCGATGGTCGGGACCAAGGTCGCGATGGTACGGCGGCCAGACGGCACCGGGTCGGGCAAGGCGCAAGACGCCGTGGATGTGGTTGTCACGTCCTACGTGGAGACCAACCCGGTTGCGGACATGGTCACGTGGTCAGTCGAGCTTCAGGGCTCCGACGCGGTCAACTCGACCGCGCAGGTCTAGGCATAAGGAAGAGGACGCAATGGCAGCCCTGGCAGCAACCACACCGGCCCGCACGGGTACGACCACGAGCGGCGCGGCGGTCGCCGCGTCGGACACGATCGCGGCGGCCATCCTCGGCTCACGCGGCGCGTACCTGGAGATCATCAACGGCAACGCTTCGCCGGACTCCATGACGATCTCCGACGCGAGCCTGACCACGACCGGCGCGGCGGCAACGGCCAACGCGCCGAGCGTGACCAATGCCACGAGCAAGATCTTTTTCATCAGCCCGAAGCAGGCGGACCCGACCACGGGTCTCGTGACCATCACGCATAGCGTCACGACCACCGTGACGTACAAGCTTTACCCGATGCGCTGACCGCACCATCCACACAGGACCGAAAGTAGGGGGACGACATGAGTGAGGACCAGCAGTACGCGAGCCTCGATCAGCTCTTCGGGCCGCGCGCCGCGACACCGTCCGGCATGCCCGAGGATGACGTCAAGGTCGAAGGTCTGGGCCTGGTGCGCGTGCGCGGCCTGTCGCGTGACGAGGCGCTGTCGCTGCGCGGCATTGCGGGTCGCGCCGAGAGTGAGCGCGCGTTGCTCGCCTTCGCGATGGTGTCCCCACGGTTGACGGCGCTACAGGTGGCGCGGTGGCAGGCGGCGTCGCCCGCGGGCGAGATGGAGCCGGTGACAGACAGGGTCGCCGAACTGTCCGGCATGCTCGATGACTCGGCCAAATCGGCGGTGAAGGAGTTCGAGGCCAACCCGGAGGCTGAATTTCGAGTACTTCCTAGCGGCCAAGCTGGGGATGCTGGTGGCGCACCTTCGGGAGCGGATGAGTAACCGCGAGTTTGTCCGCTGGTCTGTCTACTATGCACGGATCGCGCAGCGGCAAGAGCTAGAAACCCTGAAGGCCAACGCGAGGCGCGGCAGGAGGTGAGCGAGCGTGGCGGACGCGATCCGGATAACCGGCCTGAAAGAGTTTCAGCGCGGCCTGCGCCGCATGGATGCCGGCCTAGCGAAGGCGCTCCGAGTGGCGCTCAACAACGCTTCCGATGTCGTGATTGACCACGCCCTACCGACCATCCCGCGCCGCACCGGCAAGGCTGCGGCGAGCCTCAAAGCCAAGTCAACACAGAAGGCGGTACGGGTCGCTGGCGGGTCCAACCGCGCTCCCCACTATCCGTGGCTTGATTTCGGTGGTCGAGTAGGCCGCAGGGGAAGCGCGCGGCGCGCGTTCCTCAAACGTGGCCGCTACCTGTATAAGGCGTACGACGATCATCGGGGCGACTTCGAGCGCGTGCTGTGGCGTGAGCTGATCGCCGTCGCCGAAGCGTCCGGCATACGGGTCGACTGATGGCCAAGAATCAAGTCACACTCACGTTTGCGGGCGATGAGAAAGACCTTCTCCGGTCAATGGATCGCGTGGGTGACTCGTCCCGCAAGATGACCAAGGACGTCGATCGCGCCAACGACTCATTCAAGCGCGGTGGCGACGGGTCCAGCGCGTTCGCTGGCGGGCTGACCAAGGTGCTCGCCGTTGGCGCGACGGCCGCCGCGGCCATCGGCGTTGTGGGCAAAGAGCTGTACGACCTCTCGCGGCAAGTCCAGGACCTTGACCGCAAGTCCGGCGCCGTGTTCAAGGACCAGCTACCGGCCATCCAAAAGTGGGCCGAGGTCAACCGTAAGGCGTTCGGCACAAGCTCCCGCAACGTCGTAGCGATGGCCACCAACTTCGCGGACCTCTTGATCCCGATGGGTTTCACGGCCAAGCAAGCCGCGACGATGAGCACGAAGGTACTCGACCTGGCAGGCGCATTGTCCAAGTGGTCGGGCGGCACCAAGTCAGTCACGGACGTGTCCAACATCCTGACTAAGGCGATGCTCGGCGAGCGGGACGAGCTCAAAGGGCTCGGTATCAGCATCTCGGACGCGGACGTCAAGGCGCGACTGTTGGCCAAGGGGCAGGAGAAACTGACCGGCGTCGCGCAACAACAAGCGATCGCGCTCGCCACCCAACAGTTGATCTTCGAGAAATCAGCGGACGCGCAGACTGCGTGGGCGAATGGCGGCAAGGCTGCCGCGGAGGCACAGGGCGCGCTCGGCAGCTCCATCGACACGATCAAGGAAAAGCTGGCCGTTCTGCTCACCCCTGCGTTCGGGGCAGCGACAGAGGCCGTAGGCACGTTCGCGGACCGCGCCGTGACCAAGTTCGACGAGTTGGCGCCCAAGGTTCAGTCGTTTGTGGACAACGAACTAGGCGACATGTCCGCCGCGCTGATCGACCTGAAAGACAACGTGTTGGCCGGAGTAAAGACCAGCCTCGACAGTATCCAGGACAGCTTGGGCGGCAACGCGGAATCGTGGCGGACGCTCGCGGGCGCGATCACCGACATCACGAAAATCGTTGGGCCGGCGCTGAAATTCATGCTCGAAGACGTTGGTCTCCGGATCGTCAAGTTTCAGGTGGGGATCATCGCCGGAGTCATCGACAGTCTTGAGTGGGCGATCAACCGGGCGGAAGAGCTCGGCAAGTGGCTCGCCCGACTCACGGGCAAGCTACCGGATACGGGTTTCACCAAGACCAACACGGGCGGGGGGTCATCGGCGGACGATCGTCACGGACTGCCGAAATTCCACTCTGGCGGCATGGTGCCCGGCGCGCCGGGTAGCGAGATGGTGGCGATCCTGCAAGCGGGCGAGCGGGTCACGCCGCCCGGCGCGTCGAGTGACCGAACCGTGATCGAGCTCCGGTCGAGTGGTAGCCGTATCGACGAGCTGTTGATTGAGCTGCTGGCGCGCGCCATCGGCGACCGCGGCGGCAATGTTCAGGTGGTGCTGGGCCGATGAAGACTCCCGTCGCGGTTGAGATCTACTACTCCGGCGCCTGGCACGACATCACGGCCACCGATGACGTCTACACCCGCGACCCCATCACGATCTCGCCGCGCGGCCGGCCTGACGAGGTTCAGCGGATACCGCCGACGCGGCTCGCTGCGACCATCAACAATCGGGACGGCACGTACTCACCGCGCAACCCGATGAGTCCCCTTTATGGACTGATCGGCCGCAACACTCCGGCGCGAGTGACCGTCGCGGGCTATGACGTCGTGGCCGACACGTTTAACCGCCCCGTGACCGAGGGTTGGGGCACGTGCGAGTACGGCGCGCTGCCGTGGTCATCTACCGGCGCGGGGGGCTCGGTGCTAGCCACCGACTACCGCATCGACGAAATGGGCACTGCGCTACACGGAGTGTTCTCCACGAGCGCGTACCGGATGAGCTACTTGCCCGGCTTCAGCCGCGCCGACGTCACGGCTACCGTGCGGCTGAGAATGTTCGATCCGATCGAGGGCTCCGACGTGTTGGGCAACGACATGGAGGGGGGATTGATGCTGCGTCTTCAGGACGTCAATCACTACTACCATCCCCGTGTCGAGTTCAACTCGGATCAGACGATCACGGCGAGCCTGCACGCGGTCGGGGGTACCGGGTCGCTCGGCTCGGCCACGGTCACCGGCGTCACGTTCAGCGGACAGTACTTGACATTGAAAGCCCAGTGTCTCGGGACGCTGATCAGGATGAAGGTGTGGGAGTACGGCACCGTCGAGCCGTCCACATGGCACGTGTCGGTGACCAATACTGAGTTCACCGCCGCGGGCAGCATCGGTTGCCGGTCGGGGCGCGCCAGCGGCAACACGAACACGCTTCCCTTTGTCTACTACCAGCGCCTCACCATTGACCCTGCGATCAGGTTTACGGGCGAAGTCGAAGCCTGGCCACAGGCATGGACCACCGATGAGCGCGACGCATGGACGTCGATCTCCGCGTGGGGCATCCTGCGCAGACTGGGCGCGCCGGGGCAAACGTCGCGCGCTCTCTCGGCGCTGGTCCGTTACACCACACTGGCGCTGCCGCTCGCGGGTGTCACGCCCGTGGACTACTGGCCAATGGAGGAGGGGATCCTCGGCAGCGATCAGGCCGCGTCCGGGCTGGCCGGCGGGGCGCCGCTGACCGTTGTCGGAGAGGTCAATTTCGCGACAACGGTCGGGCCGACCGGGAGCAACCCGCTACCGGGCAGTCTGCTCGACGATGCGGGCTACCTCACGGCAATGTCCACAATGGCCGCCAGTCCCACCGTGTGGCAGGTCAGTTTCGTTGTCAAGATCGACCCGGCGGCGAGCGGCGGGTCATTGATCCGGCTTAGCAGTCCGGCGAGTACCACGCTCACGGAGTGGAATATCTCGTACACGGGTGACGGTGTGTCGCTCGGCGTGGACACTGTGGACTCGGTCGGGACCAACTCCGTCCGTCTCGGCGAGGGTAACCTCAATGACGGTCTGTGGCATCACGTGGTCCTGAAGTGCGCGCAGAGCGGCGGCAATGTCAGCATGACGTTGTACGTGGATTACGCGATCGCGGACGGTCCCGTGTCCGTCGCCGCTACCTTGCCTGCGATCCGCACTGTGACCATCGCGGCGGACAGTGTCGAGGCGCCGTCGCTCGGCCCCATCGGTCTCGGTCACGTGCTCATCGTGGCGAGCTCGGCTGACATCTACTCCGACCGGACCACGGCCATGTACGCCCACGTGGGCGACACCGCCGGGCGACGCATTGAGCGGCTACTGGAGGAGGAGGGCATCACCTTAACGGTCCTCGGCAACATCGACGACACGGCGCTTGTGGGCGTCCAGCGGCCGGCCATCCTGACTGACCTCTTGCAGGACGCGGCGGACGTGGATATGGGGATTCTCTATGAGCCGCGTACGTTCCTCGGTTTCGCCTACCGCACGCGCGCCAGTCTCTACAACCAAACCGCGGCGGTGTCGCTGACGTACGGGGCGAGCGGTGAGGTTGCTCCACCACTCCAGCCGATCGAGGACACGGACCATCTCGCCAATGACGTTTCGGTGACCCGGTACCTCGGCTCCAGCGGCCGATCGGTCCAGACCACCGGGCAGCTCAACGTCTCGGAGCCGAGCGATGATCCCGTCAACGGGGTGGGGCGGTACCCGCGAGACCCGACCCTGATCCTGTATGCCGACGATCAGTGTGTGCCGGCGGCGTCGTGGCTGCGTCACGTGGGCACGCACGATGAGGCGCGTTACCCCGTCATCAACTTCGACCTCACTGCGATGACCGGCGCCGGTAAGTCTGCGCTTGTCGGACTGGTCGCGAGTCTCGACGTGGGCGACCGGGCCAGCATCGCGAGTCCGCCGCCGGTCTGGGCCGGCTATGACTCGGTCGAACAGATAGCGCAAGGGTTCACGGAGGTTCTGGAGTCGCACCGCTGGAGCATCGGGGTCAACGCGACACCGGCGCTGCCGTACGACGTTTTCGAGCTGGAGTCGCATCGCATCTCACCCGCATTCGGCGCGACCACAACATCGGAGGCGCTCGACACCACCGAGACTGGGGTCGACATCGTCTCGACCACGGTGCGGTTCATCGACAGCGCCACGTATGCATCGATGTTCCCGTTCGACATCCTCATCGGCGGTGAGCGGATGACGGTTACCGCGATCACCGGAACGACGCTGAGTCAGACCATGACCGTGACGCGGTCCGTCAACGGCGTCGTCAAGACGCACCTGACCGGGGCGCGCGTCGCGCTCTTCCGACCATCCGTGATCGCGCTGTGAGGTAGGCATGGGTATATACACCGGCACGGTCCCGACCTTCCTGGCGGGCGAACTGCTCGACGCTGACAAGCTTTTAGAGGTCACGAACTACATGACCGCGTCTACGTCCGCGTGGACCGACTACTCCGGAAGCCTGACGTGGGTTGGCGCCACCACAAACCCGGTCAAGGGCAATGCCGCCATCGTGGCCAAGTATCGACGGCTCGGCAAGATGGTTCAGGCTCGCGTCAGTATCACGATGGGCACGACCACGACGTACGGCACGGGGTTCTGGACCGTGGGTCTACCTGTCACACCCGCGGACACGGCCGGGTGCGGCGCGGCGATCATCTTCGACTCGGGTGTGGGTCAGCGGTCCGCATCGTGCTTCATCAACGGCACCGGCGTGATCTTGGTGTCAGCATCCGCATTGGTCGGTGGCGCGGGGTCCACGCCGTTCACGTGGAGCACCGGTGACCTACTGATGTTCACCATCGATTACGAAGCGGCATAAGGGGAGGTAGGCATGAGCGAGCCAGTGCGAGACGAGGCGTGGGTGCGCGACACGTTCGGCGACGTCGGGCCGGAACCGTCCAATGAGGTCATTGTTGACCCGGACGCGGAACCAGCGCCCAACATCGAGAGACCGTGCGGCGATGGCGTTGACGACGATGGCTGACATTCTGTGGGTCGGTTACCCGCGCTCGTGGACACCTGGCCGGCGCATGCGCATCATGGGCGTGTGCCTGCATTACACCGCCGGTAGCGAGGGACCAACGTCGGCCGAGGGTGGCGCGGCGTACGACAAGCGCCGCGCCGATGGCACGAGCTGTCACCTCTTCACCGACTCGCTCGGGCCGGCCCTGCGCGAGGTGCCCGATGGAGACCGGGCGCATACGGCCAGGGCTCACGGCAATGAAATTTTTGTGCACGTAGAGGTCTGCGGGACCATCCAGACTCGCGCGCAGTGGCTCGATCCGGTCTCGCTCGCGACCCTGCGGACTACCGCCGCGGTGGTCGCAGCCGAGGTGCTGGCGCACGGCTTGCAGGTGCGCCGGATGACGGATGCCGAGGTGCGCGCGGCCTACTTCGACAACGGCAACCCGAACGCGGTGCGCGGTATCTGTGAGCACGCAAATTGCACCAGGGCGTTTCCCGAGGACCAGGGCGACCACTTGGACGTGGGTGCCGGCTTCCCGTGGGACGTGCTACTAGACATGGTCCACCAGGAAATCGACGGAGGTAGCGACGTGCCAAAGACCTTCATTGTCAACCAACCGATTGGCGCGATTCCAGCCGGCGCGCTGTATGCGTCTGGCGGAAGCGGTTTCTTCCACATCCACGATCCGGATGACGCTGTGTTTTACGGCCAGACGTGGGGCTTCGATGCCTTTGCGGTTGGCGCGCCGATGACGCTCGAAGACGCTCACCGCCGGTTCGGCCCGTTCCTCGGTGAGTACAACCAACTCACGGTGGAGGCCGGCCCCGCTGGTCCGCCCGGACCGGCAACGCTGGTGCCGCACAACCACAAGTTCATGTTCGACGGAACCACCGGCGCCGCGGTCGCCACACCGGCGCAGGCATAGTCATGGGCACAACCGCCGCTCTGCTCATTCAAGCCGGCACCGTGTCGGCAATCCTCGGGGCGATGCTCGCGCTCGTGCGCATCGCGCTGGGGGCAGAGCGGCGGCGTGCCGATGACTGGCGTACCGCCGCGCGGACGTCCGCCGCGGCAAACGCTGTCTTGACCGGTCACGTAGAGACGCTGATCGGGTCGGTCGGCCAACTGTCCACGGCGCAGCGCGAGATGATGTCGCTCTTGCAGGCCATATCCGCAGAGGGACGCCGGAGCGCGGCCTGATGTGGCCGTGGAGGCACCAGCGCGTCGAGAGCGGGCACGCGGCCACGCGAGCGCGCGAGGGCGCCACAGAGCAACTGAGGCGGGCGGAGCGCGCGACACCCAAGGTGGACCGGACGGCATGGCTCGCGGGCGAGCTCGCCCGGCGCGCCTGTGTGTTCACCGCCGAGATAGAGAGAGCACTACACCTAAGGAGATCATGATGCTTGGTGCATGGCTGGCAAAGGCGCGTAAGGCAATCGCGGCCACCGTGAGCGCCGCGGTGGTGCTGCTGATCGCGGCCAACTCGGACGGCAACATCTCGCCCGAGGAGTGGGGCGCCATCGCGTCGTCCGTCGTGATTGGAGCGATCACGTACTACATCCGCAACCGCTCGCTTCCGGGTGGCTCCGAGCCGCCCAACCCGTCCGCCATCGGCCGGCCGTCATCGCGCGGCTACTGACTCGGCAGACAGAAAGAGGCCCGACCCCCTTGGGGATCGGGCCTCTTTGTGTGAGGGGAGGGGCTACCGGACGGCGAGCACGTTGCCGGTCAACGGGCTGACGAGCTCGCGACGGGCGCTCGTGCGGCGCGGCGTCCGAGGTGCCGTGGTGGCGTACACACCGGCGGGACTCTGCGGAGTGCTGGGGGCCGGCGGGGCGGCAGTGATGGCAACCACCGGGTGAACCGCGGCCGCGGCCTTGCGCGCTTCGTGGGCCGCGCGACGCTCGGCACTCCACGGCTGGCGGGTCGCCTTGCGGGTCGGGGTCGGCGCCTTGTCGAGCTTGGCGCCGTACCACTCGGCGGTCAGCGCGCCGACCACGACCAACGCACCGAAAACGCGCTGGCCGATGTTGTGGCCGGCCATCACGTTGCATATCAGGCTGACGATGCCGGCGCCGGCCATCAACTTAAGACCGGTCCTGCGGGTCTGCTCGGCGAAGCGCTCCGACCGGCCGATGGCACCGAGGATCATGAAGCCGTCGATGAGCAGAGGCGCTACGTATGCCTCCCACGTGAGGCCGTAGCGCTGGCCGATTGACACGATGTGCATGAAGCTCATGACCATCGCGCCCGCGTACTGGAGTAGAACTAGCGACTTGACGATGCGGAACGTGTTCATTGTGGACTCCTAAAGTCTGGTGCTCCGGGAGCGCCGCGCGTGTGCGCGGCTGCGTCTACCGGGGCGATGCATTGATTCTAGCTGGCGCGCCAGCAGAGCGCCGCATGCCCTGACCAGGCCGTACGCACGGCGCGCTACTCAGTGCCGCAGTAGCGGTCCGGCCCGGGGCGGCAATGTCCGATTCCCGCGCCTGATCTCACGATGCGTGTTCATCCACAATGGAGCGGGTCAACGGCCGTTGACAGGCACGGGAAAAGTTGACCCATGTCGAGCCGAACGGCTGACGTCGATATCGGGCATTGCTGGCGCGCCAGCAAAGAATCTTGATGGAGTGATCCACTACCAACGTTCGCGCGCCCGCTGGCGTCACGCTGCGTTGCTAGACGCGCCTGCTATGCTCCCGCCATGGTGGACAGAATGAGCCCGGAGGACCGACAGGCGGTCACCAGTGCGGGCGGGCGCGCCCGCGTGGAGGCACTCACCCCCGACGAGCGTGCCGAGCTCGGCCGCGCGGGGGCCGCCGCGGTCAACTCCGCGGCGGGACTGGCGCGGCGCATCGTCAAGGCATGGCCCGAGTTGACCCGTGCCGAGCGAGCGGAGGTGCGCGCGATCCTCGCGCCGCTGGCCGAGCGCCCACGTACCCGACCGATTGGCGCACCGTAGAGAAGTGAGTGACCCGGCGCCCCTGAGCAAGGGCGCCGGGTCACGGTTGCCGCCCCGGCGTCGCCCACCGGACGGCAACGGGATGGAAGTCTGATTACCCGTCGCACTCCCGCTCCAGCACGTAACCGGCCAATAGGTGATCGCGTACGGCGCGCAGGTCCGCCTCTGACGCGCCTAGTCGGCTCGCCTCCACGGTCAATATCAAGGTCTGCTCGGTGATGTGTGACGCGCGCCGGACGACGGACGCGAGTAGGCGCCGCTGGCGCGCGGTCATGTCCGCTGGAGCCGTCATCGCTCCACGCCCATCCACGAGGAGTAGGCGGAATTCTCCCAGTTCCTCGCGCGCATGAACTCCGCGGGGTCGCTCGGGAACTTGGCCACGATCTCGCTGAGATCGCCATGCGTGAGCTGGTCGTAGTCGATCCAGTGGCGTATCAGCACGCCCACCTGGTACCGGTTGAGGGCTTGGCCGCCGAACGCCGTCAGGGCCGCAATGGCGCGCCTCATCGGATCGGGCTCCGTCGCGGGGATGTCTGGCTCTATCGTGGTCATCGGGTCGCCTCCATGGGGCGATTCAAGGGCCCGAGTTGGTGTGCAAGCGCCGGCTCGGGCCCGCCGGTTCGGTCTGTGCATGTATCGGTAGGTCACCCTCCAGGGTGTATTACACCCTCGCTGCCGTCAACCGCCTGGCCCTCGATCACCCTGGGAGGCATGCCGGGTAGGGGTACGCCAATGGCGTCCCTGCGCGTGCCCGAGGACCTGTGGCAGCGATTCGGCGAGCTCGCCGCCGCGGCCGGCACGGACCGGTCCGCGTTGCTGCGCGAGTTCATCGCGTGGTACGTGCGCGAGGCCGGCGCGCCACTGCCGCGCCGGCCAGGACGTCGGCGCTAGGCCGTTCGGCCAGCGCACTCTCGCCATCCGGGCGCAATCGGATCACGGTGTATGACACATGCCTAGCGATCATGATGTGACGCGGAGTAGAAAGAGCGCTCACCCCTGGTCCGCCCAGACTTCGCGTCTCCCGGGTCAAACCCGCCACACCCTCACGGGAGGATCCCCTAACCCATCATGATCGACATTAGGTCACGTCTATCTCGTTACTCGAATCGGATACTGGCTTTCGGTGCGTTGGCATGGGCAGTGTTGGCGGGCATTGTCCTGCTAGGGCCGGAGTTGAGCTGGTTATCCAACTCACTCCGGAGCACGATCTTTTTCACTCTCCTACTCCTGCTCATCCTTGCCGCGCTGTGGAAGTGCAGCATTGCCATGCTCGCGGGTCAGGCCGAGCTGACTCAACGGTTGGACGCGCTCCACATTGGCCAGACGACGCACACGGACCAGTTGGCCGAGGTGACCGGCGAGATCCCCTCGATTGCCAGGACGGCGGGGGTGGCCGAGCTCATGCGCCTCGTTGAGGCATCCGACCGTGATCGTGACCTTCAAATCGCGAGCCTGCACGACGCGGTTGACCGCGCACGGGCGGATGCCGCCAACGAACTGCAAGCCTCCATGAGGTGGGTGCTCGACCGATTCCGCGATCTTGGTATCAAGCCCTGAACTCATGGGCAACTCATGATCTCCGTGAACATCGAAGAGGCCCGATCCGGAAGCCATCCGGTCGGGCCTCTCACCTTTACTTATAGACTGTGGGCGATGCAGGTATCGAACCTGCGACCTCTTCGGTGTGAACGAAAGCCCGTGGTAGTTCCGACCTGCGAAAACTCGGCGATCATGCCACTGACCTGCGGGGGCGCATCCCACGCTGTCCCACGCTGTCCCGCTGATTCTCAAGATCATAACTCATGGCCAACTCATGATCTTGACGTGGCGTCATGCCTCGCGCGCCCGCTTCAGGGCGTCGCGCGCCCGCTTGAAACGCTCCTCGGTCGCGTGCAGGTAGCGCTGAACAGAGCGCAGGCTGGCGTGCCCCATAAGGGCCGCGATCTCGTGCACCGGTACGTTCTCATCGGCCAGGCGTGACCCGTACGTGTGTCGCATGTCGTGCGCGGTCGGCTGTGGATCATCCAGGTACTTCGACGTGACTTTCTTGCTCGGGCCGCGCTGCCCTGGCCGGCGCTGGGTCGGGATCGGAACCTCGATCGTCAGTCCGGGCAGCCACACCCGACGCCGCCAGTTGTTGTAGCGCATCGGGCCGCCTTCGGGCGCCGTGAAGATCAGTCGGTCGGGCGTGGTCTCGCGACGCGCCGGGAAGACGCCGGGGCAGACCGGGGCGGCCAGTTTCGCCGCGCGCATCCGGGCGGCCAGCGCTTCGCTGTACGCCACGGTCCGGTTTCCGGCGTGGGTCTTGGCGTACGGGCGCGCGGTGCCGTCGCGCTCCATTACCCACGCGATGTGGACCCGGTGGCGTTTCGCGTCGACGAGCTCGGGCGGGATGGCCGCGGCCTCCTCCCAGCGGACGCCAGTGTCGAGTAGCAGCTCCACAAACAACGCCGCGTCGTCGCGGTCAGGGAAGCGCTCGGCGAGTCGGGCGATGAGTTGCCGCTCCTCGTCCGCGTCGAGTACACGGTCAACGTGAGCGTCCCGCGGCGGTGCGCCCACGCGCCGGGCGGGATTGGCCTGGATCAGTCGATCATCTACCGCTTGCTCCAGCAGCGACCGGAGCACGCCGAGCGCGCCCTCCACCGTGGCCGCGCCAACGTTCGCCTCCCCCATGGCGACCACCCATTTCGACACGTCGGTTTTGAGGATCCCGCCGAGCTTGACCGACTCCCAGCGCGGCGCGACGTGGACCCGCCAATGTGACTCGTCGCGCTTGCGGCTCGCGCGCTCCAGGTGGCGCGACCGCTCGCACCGCGTGTGCCAGGCGCCCACCGTGATGTCGCCCCCGCGCGGATCGATCCACGTGCCGCGCCGTATGTCTACCTCTTGCTCTTGCGCCCATGCGCGGATCGCGGATTCCAGTTTGTCGGACTCGGTGATCCGGCCGACCGGGGTGGTGACGGTTGCCGCCCAGAGGCGCACGCCGTCGCTCTTGCGCGGCGGGAGTTGTCGTACCCAAGCCATCGATGGCTCACCTTTCGGTCATGGCGTTCACGAGAAATTCGACCTGCCCGAGGATGACCTTTCGGGCGGACTTGTCTGCGCCGCGGTAGAGCGTGATCAGGTCTTGGATCTGACGCGGTAGCGGCTCGCTCGGCGCGAGCTCGGGCGCGTCAAGGTCACCATCGTCGACAAGTCCGGCCAACCGCCACAGCGTGACCGGCGCCTCGCCCGCGTAGTTTGCGATCTTGCGTAGGTTTTCCTTGCTCGGTTGCGTCCGCCCCGTCCGCCATCCGGAGATCACGGACGGGGCGGAGATCTTCGCGCGCTGCGCCAACTGCATGTCGCTCGGGATGTCCCGCGACTCTTTAAGTTGATCAAGCCAGGCCATGAATACGGCGTGCGGCCATTTATCTGTTGTCGACACATGCACAGTCTGTAGCTTCCGGCCCGGTCCTGTCGTGTCTGTGCGCGCACCGTAAACGCTGGCTGGCGCCGGGGTCCGGGGCTCCACCGTGATCAGCATTGGTTACTCCCAACCGCATCGAGTGCTGTGCATGCATGCACAGGTTAGGGCCGGAGCGGATGGTCCGCAAGCGTTAAAGTCGTCCGAACGGCTGATGTCGACGCATGCACAGCCGCGTGGTATTTTCTGTGCATGCGTAGTCAGTCACCCACCGTCGTACTCGACGTCGATCGGTTCGACGCGCGCGCCGTGCAACTTGGACTCTGGCGGATGGTGCGCGACGGCCAGGAGGCTCACGGGTACCGCAGGGTGCCGAGTAACTCGGCAATCGCGCGCCGGCTCCATGTCTCGCAGGCAACCGTCAGCCGCGCGCGGGCCGGCTCTGCCGTCTCAGGCTCTTTCATCACGGCAGCCATGCGCGGGCTCGATCTGCTCTATCAAGATCTATTCCGTGAGCGGGTGGCCGCGTAATGGCCGATCAGTTGCTCACCATCCCGCAGGTTGCCGCGCAACTCGTTGTCGGGCGGTCCACTGTGTACCGCTACATAGCGGCCGGACTGTTCGACCGCGTTGACCTCGGGCGCGGACCCGCGAGTAAGACCCGCATCCCTCAGTCCAGCGTGGACCGATTCGTCCGGGCGGCCACCAGGCGCGGACGCCACGCCGCCTGAACCCAGCACGTAAAAACCCCCGCGCGGTGCAAGCGCCGGGGGCCGGACATCAGACAGGAGACCAACCCGATGTCATCCACAGCATACGAGACCCACGCCGATGCGGCTACGATCCTCGCTCGCGTCGATGAGGCCACGATCGCCTACTCACTCCCCGCGCCAGTCCGAATCCGAGCGTACGCGGATCGCGGCGCACTGTTCGACAGACCCGAAGACGCGCAGGTGCGCGAAACGATGAGCAAGCTCCCGCCGTTACTGATCATCCGACTCAAGAATGAAGCGGACATGCACGCATGGGCCGGCCAGTTGGACTGTGAAATCAGCGCGCGGACCGACCTTGACGATGGTCGATACTTCTTCATGCTGACGGCCATCGGTCGGATGCTCGGTTGGTTCGTCAGCGTCACGTCCGACCGTGACACCTATCGCGACGTCACGCCACCCGCGCCGCTGAACATCGTGCGCCGCGCGCACTTGGGCGTGATCTGATGACCACGGCCGATGAGTACACGTTCGCCGCGGTCGCCGCGTTGATCATTCTCGCGTTCGGCTTGCTCGGCGCGGTCATGCGCTCCTTGCGTCTGCTGGAGCGTGAGCGGCAGCGCACTCACAATCTCGTGGGTCAGCGCGATCGCGCGCCTCGCAACTGGTCGCGCAGTGGCGCGCCCGAGCGTTCCGCGCGGAGGACCAGCTCCAGCGGCAATCCATTCCGGACCCGGTTGACCGAGCTTTCGCGCGCACTCCCGCGGCCAACGACGTGACCCAGCAGATCCACGCGCTGAACGGCCGAGGTGATGCCACGTGATCGCCGTTGTGTTCACTTTCGTCGCGTCCGGCGCGGTCGCCGTATTGCTGGCCGACATCGCCCGCGAGCCGCGACACCGCAGGCCGGCGCTGGCGAGACATCTCGCAGAGGCGTTGCTCGACGATCGCTCGTGGCGCGCGGATATCCTCCGGCGCCAGCATGACGCGCGCCTGATGGCCACCGTACGCGCCGAGCTCGCCAGCGCGGCCTACGCCGCATCCCGCACCAGTACGCCGGTTTGGTCCGTACCGCGCGGCGGCGTGCTCATCGGTCGCCCGCCACTTGCGAGGGCCGCATGAGCACACCCGCAGACATCATGGAAGCGCTCGGCCGGCCCGACGCCGCGGCGACGCTGCGATGGGGCGAGAGACCCGCGTCGTTCGCCGATCTGACCGACGAGCGTGACTCACTCGACGATGAGCTGGGGCACGCCGCGGCGACGCTGGAGCGCCTCGAAGCGGCGCTGTGCAAGCGATGCGCCACGAAGTGGAAAGAGACCCAGCCATGACCGTCTTGACGATCCTCGGCACATATCAAGCGCTGGACTGCCCGGCATGCGGCTTCCAGTTCGCACTACCCGAAACGTTCGTCGACCGTCGCCGGAAGGATGGCCGCAACGCATACTGTCCCGCGTGCCGCGGCGCGATGAGCTGGGGCGCGAGCGAAGCGGACAAGCTCCGCACCTATCTGGAGAACGCCAAACGCCGTACCGAGATCGCCGAGGCGCAGCTTACGCACGAGCGTGACCAGCGCGCGGCGGCCGAGCGGTCCGCCCGAGCGCAGCGCGCGGCCAACACCCGACTACGCAAGCGGGTCAGCAACGGCGTCTGTCCGTGCTGCCGTCGAACCTTCGCTGACCTTGCGCGGCACA